CGATAAGCTTTCCAGCTCCAGTAGATGCAAAACCACTCATGATAACTAATACTTTTCTAAAGTTTGAAGTAGGATTATCTGTAGTTACACCATAAGCCGCTGGTTCAAGATTCAAAGTTGTGTTGTTCCACTGTGCAGTTACAACTGAAGTTATAGCTGAAGTTATAGAAGTGAAAGAACCTTTTGAATAATCGAATAAACCTGGTGGGTCTAACGCTGGTTCGTTACCTTCATAAAATCTATCATAAAGGTCTCTACCTTCGTTATAGTTGTATCCTGCATTTGGAGATGCTGGACCATTTGGTGCACCGTATGGTGAATAGTGTTGATTAAGACCTGCTGCTGCAGCTGGGTCGTAACTTTGAATGTTAGGTACAAAGTAGAACAATTTACCGATTGGTAAGTTCATTGCTTGTACTGAAACGATATCGTTTGCTAATAATTTAGAGAAAACTCTTCTAACGATAGGGAAAACCACTGTTTCAAATGCACCTGTATCAGATGTAGATGATGCTTCGTTAATTAAGTGAGAAGCTTGGTTTTCATAAAGTTGTGCTACGTTCTCTCTCATGTGACCTTTAAGACCCTCTAAGAATCCTAATTTGTCCCATTTGTTGATTGTGTCTTCTTTGATAACTTTAAGGTGCTTAAGACCGATGTTACCAACAAGACCTGATTCTAATAATGCTCCCATTTTGAGTATTTTTTAGTTTTTATTTATTTTATTTTTTTTAACCTAATTTGCTCATCAAATCTTTCATTCTTAAGAACTGAGGATTCTCATAAGTTTTAGATTCAATTAAATTAACCGCTGAGCCTGATGATACAGTATTGTTAATTTTCTTTTCAACTGATTCGTTGATAGACTTAGTTTCAGTCTTACCTAACTCGTCTTTGATTGACCTATAAAGAGATTTTGATTCCTTTAAAGACTCAACATCGTCAAATCTTCTAAGGATATTTATTTTCTCCTTTTTGGTTGTTGAATGTTCAGTAAACAATCTTGTAGCATATGCTAAGTTTGAATTGAAGATTGCAACTTCATTGAGTTTTTCTCTGAAAACATTCAATGCTTTTCTGTACTCTTCGTTCTTTTCTCTTAACATAGCAACTTCTGCTGCGTCATCTTGGAAACCTTCCTTAATCGCCTTGTTGGGGATTACTTTTAATTTTGGAAGAGAACCTTTTCTCTTAGCGTAATTTCTTGTTCCGTTACCCAAAGTTCTTGCTGCTTCTTTAGTTTCAGCCTTTTTTACAACTTTGTTTTTACCTCCCATATTTTCACCTTTCTTGTATTCGAATTTAGGTTTGCCAGTTCCCATAGTTTTAGGACCTTCTTTTTTGTCCTCACTGAAACCACCTGATGGTTTCTTATACGAGAATTTAGCTTTACCCATTCCAACACCTTTAGGTTTTACAGACATATTTTTGCCCTCTTTCGTTTCGGATTTTTTTACCTTCTTGTGGTCGTATGCTTCATCCAACATGTCGTCATCTTCTTCGAGTTCTTCGTCATCTTCTTCTTCCATCATTTCATCAGAATCATCGTCGTCATCTTCTTCCATCATTTCATCAGAATCTTCATCATCATCTGATTCCATCATTTCGTCAGAATCTTCGTCATCATCTTCTTCCATCATTTCGTCAGAATCTTCGTCTTCAAACTCGATTTCATACATGACTTCTTCGTCGTCTTCCATTTCTTGGTCGTCTTCGATGTTACCATCATTCGAAAAAATTGCATCGATTACACTTTGTGTATCCATGTTTTCCATTTCGTCCATTTCCATTTCTTCTAAATTTTTGTCTTCTTCAGACTCACCAAGCTTAACAAGATATTCTGTGTCTGCATTAGTATCAGAAAGATGAATATCTTCACCGTCTTTTTTAACGATGATACCATCTTCTTCACCCATAGCCTTGAACACTTTGAGAATTTCCTCGTCGGAAGCGTCAGTTAAATCTATTGGAGTTTCATCAGAATCCATGTCCATATCTAATTCCATGTCCATGTCTTCCTCATTATCAGCATCCATATCCATGTCTAACTCTTCGTCATCCATGTCCATGTCTACCTCTGCATCAACCTCCATTTCGTCATCTTGTTCCGAAAGAGATTCTTTTACTAATTGATTGATTTCTTCCTTCATAGTAGAAGCAAGTATTCCTTTTGCATTTTCGGCGATAGCCTCTTCAACATTTTTCATTTGAATGAGCGCCTCTTCAACTAAATTTTTGTTTTCTTGCATGAGAAAATATATTATTTTACTCTATAAATAGTGTCCAATAGAGAAAAGTTTATTTTAGGCTTGTACAAAAGCTCTATTTTGGAGAGATATAGTGGTTACTATCTTATTTGTTTGGGAATTTATCCAAGTTTCAATGTTTGTATACGTGTCGTAAATGATATAACCTGAAGTTGCTTCGGTCGTAGAATCTTTCAAAATAACCAAATAACAATTTGGAGATGAAGGGTTGTTAGTCAATAAAATTACGTTCTGTAGAACTATTTGTATAGGAGTGAAATTATTTGCATCACAATATAAAATTGCTGCAGACATGTTCGAACCACTTAAATTTACAGTAGATTGTTCGTTCGAACTGTTCTTATATGATAGAGTAAATAACATATTATTTTTCTTTATAAATATGTTACTAAATAAAAAAAGTGGTCTTTAGACCACTTTTACTTTTCTATTACCTCGTCGATTTTACTCTCTGATACTGATGTTATTCTCCAATCGTATGAAAAAGATTCATATCTTTTTGTAACTTTAGCCTCAACATCCGTGACTGAAAAACCCCTTACAAGTTTTTCCTCTCTAATCTTTTTAATTTTTCCTGTATTATCATCAGGAAGTTCATACTGAATTTTAGCAACAAAATATTTTTCGTCCATATAATTATTTTCCTAAATAATGAGTAAGTTTTTTCATCAAGTCAATAGATTTGTCCATTGGTTCAGACGATTTTTCACGATTCTTTTTTTCCTCATCCAAATTCTCTTCATACTTTGACCTATCGTCCGCATTGGTGAAAAGGTATGCTCCTGGTGTTGATGGAGATGAAACCAAATCAAAACAAATTAATTCAAAGTCATCCTGTACTTCATTTCTTTCACCAACCTTTTTAAGTGACCCCACCCCACGAGATGAAATTCCTAAGGTTACACCTTGTCTCATAAGATTAGCTGCAACATCACCTTTTGATGATACAATACCTCTTTCGTGAAAACCTGGTGTTGTGAGTAATTTTAATTTACCCATAAGGATATTTTTATCCCACCATATATCAGTAATCAAATGTGATACACGGTCCAAATCTATAAGTGATGATTCAGGGTGATTCAACTCTGATGTTGAAAGACCCTTAGAGATAATTTTTTTGTAATTGTCTGCTTCTCTTTTTAGAATTCTTTCAGGGTAGAATCTTCCGTTTCTGTTGGGGGTATCATACTTCTGTAATACAGCGTAGAACTCAAATGGATTTCTATAATCCAAGTTAGCGGCCTCCTGTAAAACTTTTATATTTTTTTCATCTTTTGGTGAAACGTAACCTGCGTCCATTTCTATTAAAATTCCATGACCAAGTTCGTTAGCCTCTAATATTCTTAAATTCTTCATTAAGGTTTTTTAGATAAATATATTGGTCAGTCAACTTTATTAACCTCAGGCTTTTTAGTTAAGGAAAAACTGAAGTATTTGTTGTTCGAAATGTTTTCTTTGAAGATAGTTTTTACGATGTTTTTGACCGATTCCTTTACATCCTTTGATTTAAAATCTAATTGAGATTTCACATATAGATTAACTTCTAAATTGAAAAATGATTTTTTTCCCGTTGAAATTCCACTTGTTCTTAAATCTAAATCAACGATGCTTTGTTCTCTGAAAAATTCTGTGTTGATTGAATTAAAAACTGAATGTTTGATTTCTCTGCTTAAGATGCCGACAACTCGGTTCCAATTGTCTGTCTCATATTTTGGGGTAACCCAAGACTGAATGTTTATGTATAATGATTTTAAGTTTTTTGAATCTACGGTTCCGTAACTTGATTTGATTGGAGTGAATAGCTTTAACTTTACACTTTTACCCTTCTTCATTAATTTTCATGTTATGTAGTTTATTTTTTAAAAAAATACTACATATAATCATCATAGTCAAAATTTTCTCGTAAATAAGAGATATTTGTAATATATGCTAATAATCAAAATTCAAAACAGTGATAATCTTGAGAGAGCTCTTAAGACACTAAAATCAAAAGTGATAAAAACAAAACAGAATCAACAATTACTCAATAGAAAAGAGTATGTAAAACCATCTGTACAAAAAAGGAAGGCGTTATTAAAAGCAATCTACACAAACAAAGTTAAAAATTCTTAAAGGGAACCTTCTAAATTTTTCAATTTTAGGAAATTCAATTGGTCAAACTTTTCCTCTTTTAACTTGTCGATAGTTTCATTAATTTTAGTTTTTACATCACTTTCACTTTCGTTTTCCAAAATATTCTGTAACTTGGAAATTGCACTATTTTTCAACTCTTCAAATCTATTTTCAAGATTTTTATTGTCTTCAGAAACAATTTGGAAAAATTCTTTTTTAGAATTCTCATCCATAGTCTCTATATAGTTTCTAAGTGTTTGGTTAGCGATTTTAACCATTGATGTAACTGGAATGTTGATTGATTCTTTGATTGAATTCTTATTACCTTTCAAAGTTTCAATAATATTTTTCTTAGCTTTGATTCTTTCTGATATACCAATTTTCTTTGTATAAACCAAAGTATCAATATCCGAATAATTGTTGTTAACTTCCTCTTCTAATGACTTTGGCATTTTAATAGATGGTAAAATTCTTTGTAAAAGATTTACACCTTCTTCTAAGAATTCTTTGGCTTCAGATTCAGTTAATCCTTGTGGAGTACTTAATTGGTCGTAAAGATTATATACTTTAGAAATAGATTTGTTGTTCAAAACGTTATGTTTGAACTCGCGTAAACTTTTCTTAAAATCCGCTTCATTTTTGTAGGATTCAAGAAGGTTTTTTTCGATAAGGGATTTGATTTGGCCGAACGTCATTTTTTTATTTACAAATAAATATTAGGAGTTTAACAACTTTTCAAGTTCTTTTTCAATTTCTCCTAAAGATTGTTGACCATTACTTAAATCAATTACTTTTGAACCCTCAAAAATGTTATTTTCTAATAAAATATTGAGGTCTTTTTTTCTTGATTCAGGTGTTACTCCCGCTGGTGGAGGTGTCTCTTCAGCTCCTGGCGGTGGTGGTGGTAACGCTCCCCCTTCTTCACCTCCTGGCGGTGGTGGTGCCATTGCACCTAACTCTTCACCTCCCCCTGGTGTTGTAGCGGCTCCCGCTGCTGGTGTTGCTCCCGAAGCACTTGCATATAATTTGTCTATATTATCGAATAGACCTGTTTTACTAATCACTGTAGGAGTTGCCTTTAACTCTTCACCAACCGCTCTTTCAATTCTTTGTTGTTGTAAATCCAACCTGATTTCTTCGTCAGACCAACCAAAGATATGTTTTTTAGCCCAAGTAGAAGATGTCGCCTGAATTCCATTTCCTGGGTCTGCAACTAAATCTTTATATAACAATATTTTTTCTTTCCATACGTCCACTTTTAACAAGTCAGCTTGAGTAGACGGATTTGTAAGTCCTAATGTAAAGTTTGAAAGTTCATCCTCGAAACCTAAAAGGAATAGATGTACAATTGCAATTTTGTTAAGTTCTGCAATCATACTTTTTTGTATTCTGTTAATAGTACGAGCAAAACGTATATCCTGTAATGCCAAATTTTTACCGTCTCCAACTACTTCTTCAAAACCTAAAAATGCTTTAGGGACACGAAGTGCTGTAAGTAGTTTCTTTTGAATATATTCAATATCGGCAATTTCAGATAAGTTTGTGGCACCTGGTAATGTTGTAATTGGGTCAGGTGCAGCTGGGTCACGAACAGGTATAAAATAATCTTGGTCAACTGCCATTTGGTTGAACCTCATATCTACGTTACCTGTTTTACTATCAACAACTTGTTCTCTCTTGAACTTGTTCGCAACACGTTGTACGTAAGCTTCAACATCATCATCATTCATGTTTCCAACAAAAACTTTGAACATTCTTCTCTCAGGTGCTCTCGATGTACGATAAATCATCATGGCGTCTTCTGAAAGTAATAATTGTTTCCATATTCTTCTGGCTTTTTCCAACATAGAAGTACCATAAGGAAGTTTTCTATCGTCACCCAATAATCTGAAGTGAGCAATTTCCCATGATTGAAATTCCATGTTTTTGTTTTTCCAAGTAAAGTGGAGAGCTTTCTTATCAGTATCAAGTTCCTTAGTGATGTCTACGGAGATTTTTGCACTTACACCTACTTCATGTCTTTCAATCTCGATAGTTGGTAACTGCTGGCAACCAACTACGCCTCTTTCAGGGTCTAGTTTCAAATACACAAAGTTATCACCATACTTACAAGTGTTTCTTGTCCACATCGGTAAGTTTGTGTTAATATCAAGGTTGTTATTGAATAAGTCTGCTAACACCCCCTTAATTCTTTTCGATTCAGAATAAATTTGAAGAATAAATCCATCTTCATTTGTGGTTGTTGATTCCTCTGCGTAGATATCTAATGCCGCTGAAATCTCTGGTGTATATTCCATTGACTCATAATCGTACTGTGCAGATAAACGAGATGGTTCATAATAGATGGCTTGAGAATAAAGATTGTTTTCAACCTTAGCCCATTGATTTGTTAAATAGAAAGTTTGTTGAGCTTGGAGTTTCTCCATCTCATATTCTTCTCTACTTTTGGTACGCAATAATTCCTTCTTATCAAACTTGAATGTTGGATAATCTTGATTGAGTAATGAATTCGGACCAAATGTTTGTGATAACCTTTGCCAAACCGTTAAATTCTTTTCAGCCATATTACAATTTTACCTATTACCTTGATAATATAAATAGTTATTTGGCGCCAAATAACCACCCATATTTTTGGTAATCCTGTTTACTTGGCCCTTGAGAGTAGGGATTTTGTCTACCCATCTGTGGAATCATTGGATTAAAAAATTCGGACGAATTTTTGTTTTCGTTAACCGCGGTAGACCACGAATTCAACATAGCCTTTGTGTGATTAACAACTTTCTGTAATGATTGGAATGATTTTTCTGCAACGTAAATTGCCATAGACATAGCCATTATACAGTCATCGTGGTGACCTTTTTGATGGTCTGGTCTTCCATTTACATAAATGAAAGTATTCATTTCATTATATAACCTGTGGGAATATGTCTTGAAACCATGTCTTACCGCCTCTTCAAATGATGAAATAATTTGAACTCTTTTAGAGTTGAAATTTATACCTGGTATTTTTTCATTGATTTTTGGGTCCCACTTCCATTTCTTTGATGGGTCAACGTTATCAACATAAAGTCCTGAAGGGTAAGACAACTCCTGCATTTTTCTTGCGGTAGAAACTCCCATACCCCCTGTTATATCAATAACACAAAAAGCGTTGTACATTGAACCCCATTTGTATGCGATTTCAGCAATCACATCAGGGGGGACTTTACCAACATATTCTAACACCTGTTCCCTCTCATCGAAATCGATAATTTGAATACAAGAAAAATCTTCTGAATCACCTCTCGATACGTCCACACCCATAACATACTTGTGGTTATTTTCGGGTTCTTTGAATATCCAAAGAGAACCCCCCATTAATTTGGCTTGTGGGTCTTTTAATTGATTTTTAGATATATTTTGCATCAATTCAGAGTCAAACACGTTGTCTCCTGAACCCAAAAAATTACACTCCAATTCCTGAGCAACTTTTCTCCTATCAAATTTCAATTTTTTAACCATTCCTTCAAACCACGCAGAGCAAGGTTTGTAACCTTTTTCAATATAATCTGTGGTGATTGAATGGTCTCTTTCGTAAGCATTTTCAACTGAAAGGTCAACAACAGTATCTCTCGGATAATCTTCCCTATTTAGTAGAAAATGTACCAAGTCATTAGTTTTTACCATATACAAATCACGAGTATAACGAGGGTCACGGTACCAAAACATTTCAGAAATTTTGAATTCGTTCATGTTTCTTAACGCTTGGTCGTAGATATCGTAATAGATAGCGTCGTAACCGTTAGGTGTAGAAATAACAATTACTTTACCACCCGTTGAAAGTGATGCCATACAGGCGGACCAGAAATCATTATCCGCTTCGATGAAGGCAGCTTCGTCAAATATCAGAATAGTTGGAGTATATCCACGAAGGGCGTCTTTTGATGTTGCAACGGCTTTTACTTCACAATCATTTGTTAGTTTGAAATGTCTTTGTGAGTTTTTCTCAGCTGAAAATCCAGCCCCAACCCATGAAGGCCACTGTTCAGTAAACCCTCTAACTTTGTTCGCCATTTCAACCGAGGTATCCAATTTGTTGGCAATTATCAGAATCTTTTCAGGCTTATTTTTCTTAGCAAAAACTAATTTTTTGGATGCCCAAGCAGCGGTTACTGTTGATACACCCGCCTGTCTATACTTTAACGCAATGTTTTCATTGTAATTGTCGTAGTCTTCTATAAGAGAAACTTGGTCAGGGAATAAATCTAACGGAACATACTTTTGGACTGTATTGTCGTATGTTTGCAAATATGTTCTAAGTGCATAAGGAGTACTCCTCATACACTTAGTTACTTCAATAATTAATTGTTCTTTAGTCACCTATGTAAATCATTTAGGTCTCGATATACCTAAACTACCTAAGAAATCATCAATGTCGTCGTCTTCATCGTCATCGTCAGAATCTGACCCACTTTCTTCTTTGTAATCATCATATTCTTGTTTCAGCTCCTGAGCCTCTTTCATGATTTCTTCGAATCTTTGAGTTGCCTTTCTAACTTTGGACTGGTCTTCGGAAATTGCATTTCCAACGATGTCCAAGAATTCTTCTGCAGGTACTTGGTATAACTGAATGTGAAACCAGTTTATTAGACCTTTGTTTTCGTCATCAAACATTTCATCGGGTAATGCAAACCTAATTTTTTCAACAATTTCAGGTCCTATTCTTAACTGCATTGGTTCATTTGAAAGAAGGTCAACTTGACCTTGAACTTTTTGTCTGAGTCCTTGGTCTTGAGGTAACCCGTATCTACCTTTACCTTCTTCAATACCTTTGATTATTTCGTGGCATAAAATTGGGAAAATTGCACCATATGCTTTGATTACAGTATCAGGTTTTTCTTCACCACCTTCATCACCCTCTTCTCCGTCAGCATCATCCAATTCCACTTTACCTGCAACACCTTGACCTGTTTGACTCATCATTTCAATCATTTGTTCCATTGTAAAGTAAAGGAAATCATTGATTGCCATAATACCCAAATAATCTCTATAAAGAGAGGGGTCAATTGCATCAAGTCTTGCTTTAACATCAGGTTTTTGGAAAAGGTAATGACCTTTCTTCGCTGCACCCTGTATAATGGCATTTATAATATTTCTTTTGTGTTTTTCTAGTTCTAAAACTTCTTCATCAGTTAAGTCTTCGACATCAAATGATGGAATATTAACTTTTTCTTCACCATCTTCTTCTTCCTCATCTTCTTCGTCTTCTGGTTCATATCTGAAATTTGAAACATCGATAGGTTCTCTATTGAGATACGGCTCAATTTGGAACCAATCTTCAGGAACCTGACTTTCTTCTAATGAAGCCTCGACAGCTAACTGCTCAAGTTCATCTCTGTGATTAGCTTCTATTCTCATGATATTTGGTAAACGCCTCATCATTTCTTGATAAATCATTCCCTGAACCTGTTTTGAACTGATGTTTTGATTACCAGTGACTTGTTTTAACTTATCGGCAACTTTTCCAAAACGTGAACTTACAAGTCTTTCAACATCTTTTGTCCCTTTTTTCATTGCAGGATTTTGAGAATACAAACCTTGTGGGTCTGCTAATTTTCTTTCCAAACTTGGGTCCATTCTTTCAGGTCTATCCCCGTAATTAATCTGTTCTTGTATTTTCTTTGCCATCTTATTTTTCTAATAAATTCATGATTAAATCCAATACTTCATCTTTTGCTACTTCAGGAGAAACCTTCTTCGCCTTAGGTGCTGGATTTTCACCAGGGTTTGGATTCTTACCAGGATGTTTAGGTCTCGGTCTTGTATCAGGTTTACCAGGTTTAGTCGATGGTTTTGTACCAGGTGCTGGTTTTGTAGGTGCTGTTGCAGGACCTGCTTCTGATAGGTATTTTAATAAATCACCCTTAGTAATTCTCGGAGGTAAATTCTTTTCTACTATTCTCATAATTTCGTTTTCAAGAAATAAAGATACTGGATTTTTACCTTCTTTCAAAGATTTTTTTACATCTTTAACACATCTCTCATATTTGTTTTTTTCTTTAGCACTCCAAAGATGTCTTTCTCTTGTACCGAATTCTTTACCTAATTGTGCAGTACAAATTGCCCATGGATTTTGTTCTTTCTTTTTTGCTTCGGACATTCCCATCATTTTTCTATCATCATCAGAATCATCATCCATTCCATCTGGCGCCATATCGTTTGCCATGTGTGGGGCTTCTTGTCCCGTGATGTTTTGTAGAGCGTCTGCACCCAAAGCATCTTTATCTGTTAAGTCATCTGTTTCAGTTTCATCTAATTCATTCTCAGTTGTTACAATAACTTCTTTCGTATTAGGGTCTGTTGAAACCATTACGTTTCCTACTTTACCTCCCTTAGGTCCTACCTTAAAAGTTTTCTTTGTAGGTACTTCAGTAACTTGCTCAGATAAAACAAGTTTTTTATATAGGGTTTCAATTTGAGACTCATTTAATTTAGAAACGGTCTTAGATGAAAGTCCTTTTTCAATCAATTCGTAAGCTTTAATATTATTTTTCATAAACCTCTTTCTTTTCAAATTCTAAGATTAAATCTCTTTCATAGAGTTTA